TATACAGTCCCTACCACAGGAACCGGATATCGAAATTGAGATCGAAAACCCAGAAGGTGTTCGCATCGGCATGGATGGTATGGAGATCGAGATAGAGCCGGGTCGCAAAAGCGACGAAGACTTCGACGCTAACCTTGCCGAGTACATGGATGAGGGTGAGTTAGCCGCACTAGCTGGTGAGTTAATCTCTGACTTTGATGATGACGTAGCTTCCCGTAAAGACTGGGTTGAAGCATACGTTAAAGGCTTGAAGCTGTTAGGTTTGAAGGTAGAAGAACGCACTGAACCGTGGAGTGGCGCATGTGGTGTGTTCCATCCTATGTTGACAGAAGCAGTTGTCAGGTTCCAGTCAGAAGCTATCGTTGAGACGTTCCCAGCTATGGGTCCTGTTAAGACTCAGATCGTAGGCGCTATCGACAAACTAAAAGAAGAAGCAGCCGCACGTGTACGTGACGATATGAACTATCGTCTAACAGAAGAGATGACTGAGTATCGCCCAGAGCATGAGAAGTTATTGTGGGCACTACCACTCGCAGGTTCAGCATTCAAGAAGGCATACTATGACCCGACACTAGGTCGTCAAGTAGCTATGTTCGTACCTGCTGAAGACATGATTGTTCCTTATGGCGCATCGTCATTAGAGACAGCAGAGCGTGTAACGCATGTGATGCGTAAGACTAAGAACGAGATGAGAAAGCTACAAGTAGCTGGCTTCTATCGTGATGTTGATCTTGGTGATCCAGAGAGTGTGTTGGATGATATCGAGAAGCAGAAAGAGAAAGACGAAGGTTATGTTGGTAATGTAGACAACCGCTTCCGTGTTCTCGAGATGCACGTCGAGTTAGACCTAGCAGGGTATGAGGATGAGAAGAAAGGTGAGCAGACTGGAATCGCTCTGCCTTACGTCGTAACTATAGAGAAGGGTACGGCGACAATATTATCCATAAGGAGAAATTGGTATGAAGACGACACTCTTAAACTCAAGCGCAATCATTTTGTTCACTACGTTTATGTTCCCGGCTTTGGCTTCTATGGCTATGGTTTTATACATCTTATCGGTGGATACGCTAAGGCAGCTACAGCAATTATGCGTCAGTTGGTTGATGCAGGTACTCTTTCCAACCTACCCGGCGGTCTAAAGACTAAAGGTCTACGTGTTAAAGGTGACGATACACCTATCGCACCGGGTGAGTTTAGAGACGTGGATGTAGCGTCAGGCACATTACGTGACAACATCCTACCGCTGCCATACAAAGAACCAAGTCAGACTCTGTTCCAGTTGTTAGGTCAGATCATCCAAGAAGGTCGTAGCTTTGCATCGGCTGGCGACATTAACGTGTCGGATATGTCTACACAAGCACCTGTAGGCACAACACTGGCTATTCTCGAGCGTACCTTAAAGATAAGTACGGCGGTACAAGCACGTCTGCACTATGCAATGCGTATCGAGTTCCGTCTGTTAAAAGCAATCATTGCTGACTACACACCGGAAGACTATAGCTATGTTCCTGAAGATGGTACTCCTTCAGTTAAACGCAGTGACTATGATCAGGTAGACATCATCCCTGTTAGTGATCCAAACGCAGCAACAATGGCGCAGAAGATTACGCAGTATCAGGCTGTGATTCAGTTAGCTCAACAAGCTCCACAGTTATACGACTTACCGCTGTTACATCGCCAGATGATCGAGATACTTGGTGTGAAGAACGCAAACAAGTTAGTACCGTCAGAAGAAGATGCAACACCGGTTGATCCAGTAACTGAGAACCAGAACATTCTGATGGGCAAGCCAGTCAAGGCTTTCATCGAGCAGGATCACGAGGCTCACATTGCTGTTCACATGGCAGCGGCTCAAGACCCGAAGATTCAACAGTTGGTTGGTATGTCACCTATGGCTCAAGCAATTCAAGCCGCAGGCGCAGCTCATATAAACGAGCACGTAGCTATGGCGTACCGCAAACAGCTCGAAGCAAAACTCGGTGTCACATTGCCTACCGAAGAGCAGACCAAGAACATGTCACCAGAGATTGCAGCTCGTGTGGCACAGATGGCAGCTCAAGCAGCACAGAAACTTCTGGCTCAGAACCAGCAAGAAGCGGCTCAGCAGCAAGCGCAACAACAAGCTGAAGACCCAGTATTGCAGCTACAGAAGATGGAACTGCAGATTAAGGAGCAGGAACTCAAGCGTAAGGTTATGAAAGATACGGTCGACGCAGCAGCTAAGAACGACCAGATCGAGCTAGACATTATGCGGATTGAGGCTCAGAAAGAGATCGCTGGTCTACAAGCTGGCGCAAAGCTCAAAGCAGATGCAGAGAAGTTGAACGCAAACTCAGAAATAGAAGGTGTGAGATTAGGTGCCCAGATTGCTAAAGATCGTCGTGAGGCATCGAAACCACAACCTAAAGCAGCGCCGAAGAAAAAGGAAACTAAATGAATGAAAACACCCTACTCGACTACTTAAAAAAGGAATTCGCTCGGGAGATTGAAACTCGAGCTGCCTCCTTGTCGTCTGGTAGTGCCCAGAGTTTTGAAGAATACAAACACGTAGCCGGAGTAATCCGGGGTCTAGCTTTGGCTACGGAAATCACTAACGACCTCGTGCAAAGACTGGAGAAAGCTGATGAATAATGCTGTTGATTTATCTCGTGCCGTGGACTTGTCTGCCTTAATCGACAAATCTGCCCAAGAGAAAGCAACACAAATCCCTACCCCTGCTGGCTACAAGATTCTTTGTGCCCTGCCAGAAATGGATGAAGCGTACGAAAGCGGAATCATTAAAGCCGACCAAACTAAGAAGTTTGAGGAAGCTTTAGCTACAGTGTATTTCGTTGTAAAACTTGGGCCTGATTGCTACACAGATAAAGAGCGTTATCCGTCTGGTCCGTGGTGTAAAGAAGGTGACTTTGTATTAGTGCGCCCCAGTTCGGGCACACGAATCAAGATTCACGGCAGAGAATTCCGTGTAATTAACGAAGATACCGTTGAGGGAGTAGTACAAGACCCCCGTGGCATTTCACGTGCATAAGGAGTAATAAATGGCAGATTTTGAGAAAAACGAGTTTAAGTTCCCTGACGAGATAAAGGATGAACCAAAAGCATCCGCAGCGGCAGAGGACGAATATCAGATAGAGATCGAAGACGATACTCCAGCCCCCGACCGTGACAAGAAACCTATGGCTGAACCGCCAGAAGATGTCACCGACGACGAGCTTAGCCAGTACGACGAGAAGGTTCAGAAGCGCTTAAAGAAGTTTACTAAGGGCTACCATGATGAGCGTCGTGCTAAGGAAGAAGCTTTCCGTGAGCGTCAGGCTGCAGAAGAATTCGCTAAGCAAGTCTACGAAGAGAACAAACGCCTACAGCAGCAGCTATCTGAAGGCTCTAAGATGTTTATTGAGCAGGGTCAGTCTACTGCTCAGTTACAGCTAGAGGCGGCAGAAAAAGCTTACAAAGAGGCGTATGAATCTGGTGATACTGATGCATTATTAGATGCGCAGAAGAAGATTACCAATGCGACTTTGCGACTTGACAAAGCACAAAATTTAAAACCTATTGAAATTGTTGAAAAACCAAGTTATAGTCCGTCCAAGCCTGTGGTCACCGACACCCGTGCCGAGCAGTGGATGAATCAAAATCCGTGGTATGGTGACGACAACAAGCCTGAACATACGATCATGAGTGCTACCGCCTTAGGCGTGCATACAGCTCTACTCAAACAGTATGGTCAAGGTTATGTAGGCACTGATGATTACTACGAGAAGATTGATTCTCGTATGCGAGCAAGTTTCCCCGAGTATTTCGGGAGCACAGACAGTCAAGAACCGGATGAAGAGCGAGCAGCTCCCGCCCGTGCCAAACCAGCTAACGTAGTAGCTCCGGCTACCCGTAGCACATCCCCCAAGAAGGTAAAGCTAAGTTCTTCGCAAGTAGCAATTGCGAAGCGTTTAGGTGTGCCTCTTGAACTTTACGCCAAGAAGGTTGCTGAACAGGAGAATACATAATGGCAAATGAACCACGTTTGACCCGCGAATTAGAGACACGTAGTAAGGCAGTTAGAAAACCATCTTGGGCACCGCCTGAGTTGTTACCTAACCCAAACCCTGAACCGGGTTACAAGTTTCGTTGGGTTCGTATATCTTTGTTAGGCAAAGATGACAACATTAACTTCTCTGGTAAGCGTCGTGAAGGCTGGGAACCTGTTAAGGCATCGGAACATCCTGAGTTGCATATGCACCTTGATAGTGAAAATGCCGGGAAAGATGTAGTTGTAATTGGTGGGTTGATGCTCTGTAAAACACCTGAGGAGTTCGTTGAGCAGCGGAATGAGTACTACCGCAAGCAGGCAAATGATCAGATGGTTGCAGTCGACAACAACCTAATGCGT